GATTGCTGCAGCCAAAACCGCTGCCGGTGTCGCGGAAGAAACGGAAACATGGAGCGGATGGCGTGCACTCGGTTATGAAGTCATTCACGGAAGTAAGGCACTGTTCGGATGCGACCTGATTTACGGAAGTAAGGGAGACGGCGCGACATATAAGGCCCGGTTCTTCGGCCGGTCACAGGTGCAGCCGATTCCGTCAGGTGAGTAACAAAAGAGGGGATTATGCAGGCGGCGAAACTTACATAATCCCCGAAGCCGATACAACGCAATATGTAATTGGCTATAGTCATATTATACCACAAAATGAAAGGAAAATCGAAATGAGCGCATTATTTGACCTGACAAATGGCATGTATGAGGCCACGATAAATCTCTCATACATTCCGGACGTTCTGCAGCTTGCGATTGAAAGTCTACACCTTGACGAGCGCGTGCTCACGGAAGATCAGGGACAAGACATCATCATTCGACATGAAGAACTTTACAACACCATCAGCCTGACACAGCGCGTCATCATTCAGACGCTGGAAGAGTTGGACAGGATGGCGGATGCAGCGATGAAGAAATCGAAAACGAAAGCGGCGGGCGTGTGATGCGTACCGCTGCCGATCTGATGAAAGGACGGTGATATTTTATGGCAAAGCTGCCGGCAGGTTTTTCACGTCGGAAAGATGGCCTGCTTGAATTCCGATTCATGATGGACGGGCGCCGCAGAAGCGTGTACGGTACTACTACGAAGGAATGTCAGGAAAAGCGTGACAAGTTGCGCGACAAACTCTCTCAGGGCCTTCTGACAGATCGAAAGAGTCTGACGCTGCAGAAGTATTATGAAGAGTGGCGCGGCAGGCGGGAAGCACATGTGAAACCGTCAACATTGTACGCGCATGACAGGCGATTCAAGAAGGTTTCCGCATTACTTGGAAATCGGAAGCTGTCAGACATCGAGCGCCGCGACGTGTTCAAATTACAGAAAGATCTGCAAAAGGATCTGACAAGCAAAGGCGTGAACGACAGTATTTCATTGTTACGGTCAGTCATGGAAAGTGCCGTCAATGATCGTTTGATTCCGTACAATCCAGCAGCGGGCGTCAAGAGCATACCGAAGACGGAAGAAGAAGCACAGAAGAATACGCATAGATTCCTGGCCGCTGCCGAAATAGAAACATTCTTCCGGTACGCAGAAGGCAGCATATATTACAATCTGTTCCGGCTCCTTCTCTTGACGGGAGTCCGGTGCGGTGAGGCCGGTGCTCTCACGTGGGGAGACATCGACACGGACAACGGTCTGATTCATATCACGAAGACTGTCACGCGGGTGAGTGATCGCGAGTACCGGATAGGCCCGCCGAAGACGCAGGACAGCAAGCGCGACATTGAATTGACTTCGGAAGTATCTGCGATTCTCCGGAACCAGCGGGAACAGCAGTCCGCGTTATTCGGTCTCCGGGCCGTAGGACGTGACAGACAGGTTTTTACCACGTCACAGGGCGCGCTGATAAATCAGAGCAACACTTGTCCGGTCATCAATAGCATTGTTCGGAAGGCGTCGCGAGATGGGCACGACATGCAGCGATTTACACCACATGCATTTAGACATACGTTTATATCGTACGAGATTGCACAGGGCGTGCTGATGAACGTTATAGCGCGTCAGGTTGGGCACTCGAACACGATCACGCTGCAGAAGTATTACAGCCACGAAGATCCGGAGAAACTGAGAGCAGCGTTCCGGATGGTGAGTGCAGACATGGCGCGGTTGATTCAAATATCATGATACAAAGGGCGGGCAGCGGTCAGGTTGTCCGCTCGTTTTATTGTTATAATAAGGAAGAATTGGCGTAAAAAATGGCGTAGTAGGAATAAAAAAATCAGAAGAACCTTGAAAAATAAGGACTTCTGAGTCAATTTCTACATATGAACTATATCCGCGAGATTTCATTCATTATAAGTCATCATCGTTTGTTATGCAAGCGAAAACATTGATTTTATAAGGGTTTTTCGGAAGAACAAGCGCCGTCACTGTTTGCGAGTGTTCGTTCAGTAAGTGGCGTAGTTGGCGTAAATTGGCGTAGTAAATGGCGTAGTAAATGGCGTAGCAATATAGGACAGCTATTCATCCTGACCGGTGAAGGCTGTCTTTTTTCTTTCGCGCAGGCGCTTCCGAAACAGTGGATGACATAAAATGATTTGTAATTTGTTTATATCGTGTGGATAACTCGAAACACGCGAGCACTCAGCCGCATTTTCTGCGATGTTTCCGACATGGGGCAAACATGCACAACACTAATTATTGTATACTTTCGTATTGAAATACAATATATTGTGCCAGAGGACTTGCAAGCGCGTTCAATATCTAGGAAAATTATCACAGGTGGTCACCACGACAGACGACAACATTTATTATCGTGTGTTGGTTCCGGTATGCGCAGCCGGTTCCGATGCACAGGAAGGGGACTAGATGCACAAAGCAGAAGTATTGGCCGGGATTGAAGGGAAACGCATGCTGAGGGAGTCTGATGCTATGCAGTATACCGGCATGGGCCGCACAAGTTTCCGGAAGTGGGCACGTGATATTGGAGCAGTCCGGAAGTTTGGAGAAAAGGCCGTCAGATACGACAAGAACGTGATCGACGCAGAATTTGACCGCATGGCGCTGGGTGAGGATGCATGAACGATCAGAGACACCATGACAACGGCAGCGGCCTGTCCGGACTAGATGAGAAGTACGAAAGCGCACTGGACATGATTTGTAACCGCTGCCGGGAGCACGATCACGATGACAGGGGAGACGATATAAATGAAAGAGACGACAAGCAAGGCGGCGAACACTTTATTGGATATAATCCCAGAGGGTGAAGAAAATGCCGTCTCCATGAAATTTCTGTCGGCCATATGCGAAACCGATGAACGAACAATCAGGAAGGCAATATTTGACCTGAGATGTAGTGGCGCGATAATTGCTGGCACGAGCGCAGGTTATTATATCCCAGTCACAGAACAGGAACTGAAAGACTATTATACAATGGCACGATCACGGGCGTTGTCAACGTTTCGTAGTCTGAAGGCAGTGCGAGCAGACCTAAAACAACGTGGACTGGATCCTGATTGATAGAGGCGGCGAGCATGAACAATACAAACACAGAACTTCCGGAGTCTATTCTGCAGAATAATCTTAATGAAACCGTAAGTTACGCAGAATTCTTTCACGCGCTCGGTTATTCGGACAGTGACACAATATTTCTCCGGAGATTTAAAGATAAGTGTGCGAAGGGTCCCGGCGGGAAGCTGCAGGTCGAGTTATGGACGTTTGATGGCATACTTCCTACTCTGCACACTCTGAACGATCAAGACAACGGTATATTCTACGTTGTTAACGGTTTCGGACAGCAAGATTCAGACGTGAAGGAAGCAAAAGCACTGTTCATAGATTTTGATGACTTTGACTTTCCGGAACAGTTACGGCGTCTGAATGATTTTCCTCTGAAACCGTCTATTATTATCAAAACCCGAAAAAGCCTGCATCCTTATTGGATTCTTAAAGACGGGGAAAGAGATATTCACGAATGGCGCGAACTGCAGAACAGGCTGATTTCTTATTTCGGGAGCGATGCCAGCATAGAAAATCCGTCACGTGTCATGCGGTTGTATGGATTCGAGCACAGGAAAAAGGATCCGGTCAACGTCACCTTAATCAAATTCTCTCCGGAACTGACGTATTCACAAAGAGATTTTGACGCGGTTCTTCCTGATTTGTCTGACCAGCAGAAGATAGACATTATGCGGAGATGGAAGAAACCAAAACATGGAAACAGACCTGTTAATGGGGTAACGGTTGCCCCCGTCAGAAAAACAGGGAAGATTGTGCCGTGCGGGGAGCGACACAGATATGTGATAAAAAAAGCCGGTGATTTTGTCACCAGATTAGGTGGTAGTGCATCTCCGGAAACGGTATTGGCCGCTGTCTACGCTGATTTTCTGCAGAATTGCGAGAATCCAGAAAATTACGATCTGGAACACTTCCGGACGGAATATCTGTCAGACATTGAAAATTGGCAAAGTCTCACAGAAGAAGACACGGGTTTTTATAAAAAAGCGTTCAAAGTGTGGCGTTTCAAAAATCCTGATTCACAATTCCCGCAAAACCCCTCTGCAGCAGATTGGCTGGACGTAAAAACGGCTTATCTGGAAGCGGAACAGGATGGAACGCTTGACGATATATTGAACAGTACCGATCAGGACAACGCGGGATGGTCTCGACACACTAATATGTCTTCTGTTGGAGAGGAAGACGTTGCTGTCCCGTATATTCCAACGGTTCCGACCGATGTATTAAAAATCAGTTTCAGCAAAGAATTGGAACTTATAAGAAGAAAAGACGGAAAGGTCTCCGCTTCTGAATTTCCTAATTATGTGACAATCCTGTCAGAAGATGAATATCTACGTGGGAGAATTCGACATAATGCACTTACCGGAAGACCGGAAATAGAGGGGATGTTCTGGGACGTACAAAGTCATCCTATCAGAGATGAAGACCTTTATAATCTTCGGCTTTACGTGTCATCTGTGTATGGTATCGGGAATAAGGACGACATACGACAGGCTATAGATATCGTAGCGCACAAAAACAGTTTTCATCCTGTTGCGGATTATTTGAGAAATCTTGAATGGGACGGACAAACACGGTTGCCTGATTTGTTCCCGCGTTATCTGGGTGTTGAACGATCAGACTATACAACAGCGGTCACAACATTACTGTTACATGGAGTAATCCAACGGGTGTTGAATCCCGGATGTAAATTTGATTGCTGTGTTATCCTGGCCGATACAACACAGGGAACAGGCAAAAGTAGCATGTGCCGCTTTCTTGCACTTGATGATAAATGGTTCTGCGACAGTCTGGGAAACCTTGATGATTTAAAAAAAGCATTTGATACGATAAGAGGCCATATTGTTTGTGAACTGGGAGAAATGATTGCCACAAGGAAAACGAAAGACATTGAAAGCATAAAAGCATATCTGTCCCGGATGGTAGACAATTATAAAATTAACTACGGTATTTATTCCGAAGATTACCCGCGTCAGTGTGTTTTCATCGGCACAACAAATAAGCCGCAGTTTCTTCCAGAAGATATGAGTGGCAACAGGCGCTTTATTCCTTTGATTGGAGACGGATCCAAAGCGGAAAGACATCCACTGGATGACGAAAACGAAACACGGGAATATGTAAAACAATGCTATGCTGAAGCGTTTGTGATAGGTGAACGGGATGGATGGACGCTTACTCTCGACAAACGTTTTGACGAGGAACTACACGAACTACGGGAGCAGAGCACTCCAGATGATGGAAAGGTGGGAATGATACAAGGTTATCTGGATCAATGTGGTTTCGATACGATTGTATGCAGCCGAATGTTATGGGATGCGCTATTTAATCCCAATAATGGCAGGCCCACGTCTTACGAGCTAACCGACATAACCGACATTATGAATACAAAAATAAGCGGCTGGCAGCGGTACGCAGGTAAAAACGGAGAGGCAAAAGACAACAAAGTCAGATTCCCATTGTACGGTATCCAGCGAGCATGGCAGCGCGTCCCGGGATCTGTTCCCAGAGGTGTTCCCAGCAGACGGAAAAATGTTCCCAGTGACGAAGAAAAAATCGATAAAGATGGGTTTATTAGTGCAGTCAATCACGACATACCCATTTGATGGAAACCAAAAGTCAAATTGTTGGGAACACTGGGAACATTCTTGGGAACAGAAAAAACTCCCTGTTTTCATGGCGTGGCGGCTTTTTGTTCCCATTGTTCCCACTGTTCCCAGTAAATGATAAGAGTATAAAAATAGGACTATATACATTAAGACATATGTATTTGGAACTGTTGGGGTTTCTCTGGGAACACTGGGAACATCGGGAACAGACTCTTTTTCCGCACGTTAAAATGCAATACCCGAACAATGTTCAGTGATTAATGAAAGGATACACTATGGATAAAAGAAGAGCAGACAGACTGCTCAACATGATAACTTATCTAAATGAGATTTATTCTGAACAGACAAAACCGCATGCATGTTTAATAGCCGCTATCTTGGTTTTGACCGAAGAGGTTGAAGAGTCAAATAGATGGTTGCAGAAAATTGCATGGCATTTTCGTGAATGATTGGTGCCGTCTTGTCTGCGGTTTATCGCGGCAGCGGTTGCTAATCTGACACCATACCCCGCCCGGGTTACATTATCCTGACGGATACGGGGATACCGATGTGAGTGGGCAGGCGCTTCCATATCTGCGGAAAGATTTTGTGCAGAGGGGATAATGATGCGTGCATGACATGTGCATACGGGAAGAAAAAGCCGGCAGCGGTGCACGCGCAGTCCCCCACGTCTTGGAAATGCTGCGATGTCTACGGAGACCGGCGAGCGGTACTACTTTTTTATGCGTCCCCGCGCGAAAGCTAACTCATGTTAAATTCTACCAACTCAGAACCGCTGCCGGTATAATTGTATCAGCTTTTGAAAAGTCATCGAAAAGGCGGGCAATTTTGACCAAAAAGGAAGCAAAGGACTATCTCGGACAGCTACAACGGGGCCGTGCAAGACTTGACCGGATGCGGGATGAGGTGACGCGTTTACGATCAGCAGCGGCGGGGACGGGATCCGGATTGAATTCTTCTGGCATACGGACATCACCGGACACAGATCGGATGGCCAGGAACGTTGAGAAGGCACTGCAAGCGGAGCAGGTGCTGCAAAATATGGCATATGAGTATTGGAAACAGCGTGTTCATATTCTGGAAGAGATTCACAAGCTGCAAGACGCACGACACATAGAATTGTTGTACCTGCGATATTTTGACGGAATGAAGCTGGATGAAATCAGACGTGAGATGCAGAAGACAAATGGATGTCGATACAGTTTCGATCACATAAGCCACCTGCACGGGGAAGCGCTGGAAGCATTTGCGGAGTCACATGACAGGCCAGATGCTTAGAAATGCTGAGTTTTTGCGCGTAATACACATGGAAGGTGATATGCATGATAACCATTGACGAAGAATTCAAAAATTTAATACCGCCGCTGTCAGACGAAGAGTTTTCACAGCTTGAAGAAAATTGCGTCCGTGAGGGCATCCGTGATCCACTCGTTGTCTGGAAAGTGTCAGACGATACCGACATCTTGATTGACGGACACAACAGGTGGCAGATTTCCGCATCGCATGGCGGTCTTCCGTTCGACCTGAAGAGAATGACCTTTGAAAGCCGCGATGATGCAAAAGCGTGGATTATCCGCAATCAGATCGGACGGCGAAACCTGAACACTTATAACCGTTCACTGCTCGCGCTGGAACTGAAAGAACTGATTGCGGCGAAGGCAAAAGAACGAATGATGTCGGGCAAAGCAGACCCTAGTCAGAATTCTGGACAGGGTAAGACCGACAAACAACTCGCAACGCTCGCAGGTGTATCTCATGACACCATCCACAAAGTAGAAGCCATCGAGAAGAGCGGCAACGACCTACTGAAGACGCAGGCGCGAAACGGTGACATTTCGATTCACAAGGCGTATCAGATCGCGACAGGCAGGGCAAAGAAAAAAGCACTCGTTGAACCGCTTATGACGGATGAGTTTTGGCGAGTCCACAATCATGTCATGGAGTCAGGCAACATCGAAATGCTGCTATTGTGGTATGATTATTTGCTTTATCTCCATCAGGGCGCGGTTGAAATCTTGCACGACCTTGAAGCAATAATAGGGACGGCAAATAGCTAACAGATGCTAACACTTCCGCATGCGCGTGAGAGCAACAGGACGGTGTGCCGCTGCCGAAATAAACGCAAAAAATCACCCCTCAGAGGCCGTTTCTGACCAGAGGGGTATATTTATCCATGTTGCGTCATAAACGCGCTGAGAGGCCCGCAGAAGGCCGCAGAACGTCTGTATTTCTCACACTGTACATTTTTCTGCACAGCACAGATTATGCGTTGTCACGTTGCATAGCTTCTGTAATTGCCCGGAGAATAAACGCGTTCATGGATTCATTCATAGCATCAGCATGGGCCTTGATGACGGACTTCTGTCCCTTCGGCACGCGGATCCGGATGTCTTCGACGGATTCATGAAGATATTTCGCGCTGGCACGGCGGCGGGCGTCTGTCTGGCCTTTATATGTCGTCTTCTTCTCTTCTGGCATGATTGTTTCCTCATCTGAAATATGGACGCATATGCGCGTCAACTATTCCACCTTACAAGAGAAGTATACCAGATAGCAATATGTGTGTCCATATACATTATATACAAATATGTGGGCACATGTTTAGGCAGTCTGTCAATAGATATATGTGTGCCCACATGCTAAAATAATACTTGTAAGGAACACATGACAAGCAAGTGAAGGCAGCAAAATCCATACAGGGCGCCGCGTAAGGTCCGGAGCGGTTCGGTTATAAGTCCAGCGGAAGGCATACCCAATACCATCGGACACTTGCTAAACCATCATGAAGGGAGTCAGTAAGATGAGGAAATACGATCTCAGAGCAATCATGCTGCAGGCGTGGAAGATCTTCCGGAAAGCAGCAGTCAGTTTCTCAGAAGCGCTGCACAGGGCGTGGATCAGCGCCAAAGCGATTCCGGTGAATGAGGCCCGGATTGCTGCAGCCAAAACCGCTGCCGGTGTCGCGGAAGAAACGGAAACATGGAGCGGATGGCGTGCACTCGGTTATGAAGTCATTCACGGAAGTAAGGCACTGTTCGGATGCGACCTGATTTACGGA